GTTGGGTGTTTTTTTAATTAAAATCTTCAAATTTTTTACCTTATTTTGTGCTTATAAGGCCGTAAAAATTAAGCGTGATACTAAGTATTGTTAAGCGTAACGCTTTATTTTAGTCAACTAAGCGTTGACTTTTGTTTGCTTAAAATACTAATATCAATGTACATACTTATGTACGTAAGTATGTACGTAAATTTTTTACGTCTTACTAAGCTAGCTATAGTTTAAAAAGAGATAAGCTTTAAATTGTCGAAGGTTTAAAGCTTTACCCCACATTTCAGCACAGTTTTAAAACCATACTAAATCACAATAACAGACTTTTTTAAAAGCGAATATAAAATATTAGGCTATTAATTAAGTTTTTTTTGTCGTAACCCCACTGTGTATAAAATATCACTAGGCCGCTTATGTTATCAGTCAATTTTGATTTTGATCAGCTTGATATTACGGCTGTTTTTTCTTCAACTGAACAACAATTAAAATTAGCGTATCGGCGCGCAATGGGTAAAACAATACGCTGGTTATCAACACGTATTAGCCGAGAATTAGGCCAAAAATTTGATTTACCGCAACGGGTTTTTCAGGTTAGGGCAAAACGTAATATTGATGGTGATGTTGGCCGATTATGGATAGGTCTAAACCCCATAGCCGCCACTTATCTAGGCAAAGCCCGACAAACTAAAAAAGGCGTCTCTGTACGTTCACACCGTTTCAATGGTGCATTTATCGCAAAAATGAACAGCGGCCATATTGGTGTATTTCAACGAGGCCAGCGGCAAATTAAAGGCGGTAACGTGTATTACCCGCTTGAAACCGTCAAAGCAAAAATGAGCACCGGCACCAGCAACGAAATAGATATTAATATTCGAGATTATCAAAGCCGAGCCACCGACTATTTTAAAAAAACGTTAGAACATGAATTAAATTACATTATGCAAAAGGCGGCGGCATGAAAGACAACGATTTTACAAAAATACATGACGCTATGGTTAACACGTTCAATGATGCGTTAACCATGATTGAAAAAGACGATATTAAAACGTTTGATCAAGCCAGTATTAATACACAAATTACTAAACCGGTTTTATTGCTTGAAGCTGTTGAAATGCAAACCGCTGAAATAAAGGGCAGCGCGGGGCAAGTGTGGTTAAACGTTCAATATCAAGCGCATTGTATTTTATCCAGGGCTGTGCCAAACGTGGCCATTGAATGTATAAATTTTTCGTCATTAGTTTTAAAAACCGTACATCAAAATAAATGGGGCCTTAATACCGTGGGGAACCCCGAACAGTTAACCGCTTTCCCTGGTCGTTATTCTTCAGAGCCACAGGGTTTTGATTCGTGGGTGGTTAGCTGGTGGCAAACCGTGGCCATAGGTGAAAGCTGGGCATTACCGGCACCAGGTCCAGACGGTATTTTTATTAGTGAGGCCCCGAACATTGGGAAGGACCACGAAAACGACTATGAAGAATTAAACGATGGATTTATTAATATTACAACGCCTTGAAAAACTTGAACGACAAATCGCACAAATTACAGTGCGCGGTAAAATCGTTGAAGTTGATTATGAAACGCAAAGAGCAAAAGTTAAATACAGTGATAATCAAGTAACTGGTTGGTTACCCTGGAAACCAATACGCGCCGGTAAAGCAATCATTTGGTGGCCGCTTGAAGTGGGCGAAGGTGTCACCGTGTTAAGCCCTGGTGATTTAACCTTGGGCGAAATTTTACCAGGGAGTTACAGCGCGGCTAATTCTGCACCCTCAACCGATAAAGACCTTTGTATTATTCAATTCGGGGACGGTAGCGAAATTAAACACAATCAAAAAACGGGTGATTATGACGCCATATATAAGGGTAATTTAACTATTACGGCTGAAAAAGACACCGTTGTAAACGCCGACAATACAACGATTAACACAAAAGACACAACGATTAATTCAAGTGGTAGTGTGTCGATTAATTCAGATGCAAAAAACATTAGTTTAAATGGTGGTGCGGGCGTTGTTACCGGCGCCCATGTTTGCCACTTTACTGGCTCACCACATGCTGATTGTTC